TCCTTCTGCTGGAGAAGGGTTTCAAGTCGGGATACTTTTTGCCAAGTTGCTTCTGCTTTCTCTTTGGGGGTCACGGAGTTCTCCTTATGTGTGTTCTTCATCCCTGTTCTCCTGTGGGGGGGGAAAATAGGGTGAACAATATTTCATTGTCTCATAGGTTTGAATTTCTATTGGCGTAGCCTCACGGCAAATTCCTGCATTAAACATCCATTCGGGGAAATGGCCTGTCCCTAAAAAGCGGGAATTGCATTTTGTCTTCGCCGCGATGAACCCACCATTTAAAACTTTGTCAAATTCAAACATCAATCCTCGTGTCGTTACCAGTATGTGTCTGCTCATGTCAAGTCCTTTCCTTTTGGGTGAGGGAAACAATTCTTGATGTCCATTCGCAAAGGTCAATATAGATGCTGAATGCAACCTTTTCCCACCAACCTGCATCTTTGGCTTTGGTTACTTTGGATAGGTTTGTTTTGAAAACAATCTTATTCTTTCGCATCCATTCTTGTGAATGTAACGGGGCGTTTTCAGCCACCTCTCGTATCTCTTGGAGGAGGAGTTCACGGGTGAGAAGGGCTTGCCAAAGCCTGACTATTGGGTCGTCAGAGGAACAGTGGAAACTCTCGCCCAATTCGTGGTTATAAACAACTTCAAAACCACCCCCAGACCTTACATTTGTTGGGTATAACTTAAATCCCACTTCTTTTGCCACCGCTTCTTCTGCAGATTTGAGGGCGGGGGTGGTCATGGGCAACTCGCGTTTCTCTTATCTCTTTTGTTCCAGCTATTCACCGCCCATTGTCTCACAAGTACAGCCGGAGAACGTACACCACAATGAATACATATCAGATAATCGGCCTTATATTGATGTCGCTTTTTCTTTTTCCCAATCTGGATGATTCCGCTCCATAATTCCTCTTTCCAAATGATCTTTTTGTATCCGCAAAAAGGGCATGGTTTAATTCCCTTACTCATTTTCTTTCTCCTTGTGAAATCACGCAAAAACCCTAAATACTTTCACCGCTCCAAAAATTCCCGCTCCAATGGCTAACACGGTTACAGTAAAGCCAATGAAGAACAATATCCCATGTTTCTCTGCGGGTGGGCACAAAACGGGTGGTGGAGTGTATTTCACATCGGGAGGTTGCGTTTGAACCGTTGCCCTGTTTTTCAGTTTGTTGAAAAGAGCCTGACAACCGACGATCACGTTCAGGAGGCTGTCGTTCTTTGATTGCTCTGCGCTTAAGATAACTTGGAATTGAACTTTTGTTTTCTCTGTTTCGGCGGTTATTACATCCTGCCAATTTGTGCTGTCGGGTGAAATGGGAATGAACTTCGTTAGCCAAACCGTATCTCTCACGGCTGGAACGGGGATGGCTCTTTCTTCTTGCTTGACGTAGTTTGAGGTCCCGCAACCGATGAAAGTGAGTGAAAATAAGAAAAGCCATGTTTTAGTTTGCATTGGTTTCCTAAAATAAAGGGGTGATTGTCGGGGTTTTCAAATTCGCAGGCATCGGAATTCGCCTTACTCAAATCTCCGAGAAGTTGTCCCTACGATTTCCCCTACCCGAACACGGTTGACTTGCCGCCATTTTCTGCAATCACCCCATTTGAAAGAAATTGCCCCGCCCTGCTCCCCCATTAAGCGTTTCCTGATGAGGGTTGCGCGGGGCAATAAAGGAAGCCCGTTAGGAGAGCTACTCCCTTCTATCATCTACGGGCGCATACGAGACTATCGGCCTGCTTAGCCGAGCGTTTTTTCCATCATGCTTTACCTGCTTCTCGAAGCGTTGATTTCAAAAATCTCTAGTCTTGAGTTTCACAATCAAACGAAGTCCCTTTTTATCAAAGAGCGTTTCGACGGGACGACCCACAATTCCTTCCGCTGGATATTTTTCGCCGGTTTGTTCTTTTGCAAGAATCGAATCAAATCCGGTTTTCACCATTTCGATTCCCCGTTCGAGCGTCATGTCGCCAATAAACGGAACGGTTTTTAGGTTGAACTTCGAGGCGATGTCTTTCACGTTCTCCCATGCAAGCCACCACTTGCCATCAACCAAAACATCAAAGACTATGAACTGCTTGGTTTTGGAATAGGCTCCACCCCTTTGGATTCCAGCACCGTAACCTTCCCCGTATATGACTGCCGGGGAATCACCAAAAGTGTCCCGAAGTTTTTGAATGTCAATCGCTTCGTAGAGAAGTTGAACAAGGTCTGCTGGAATGTTTGCATTGTCTGTCCGGCCTCCAAGTTTGAGTTTGCCTTCTTGCCATTGAACACGGATATTCGTACCATCTACCTTCTCGGTGAACTGCCAACTTTTCAAAATCCCATAAACAGGGTTCTTGAGTTTGTCGGGAAATACCTTGCGGGTTTTTTCGTCTCTCTCAAAAAGCGTTTCAATCTTTGGATATTCCATTATACTTTCCCCGCTTCTTTAAGTGTGAGCTTTCGTTTATCCCAATCGTATCTTTTGCACCGAGGACACGCTACGGGTTTCGTTAACTTTGACTCCCACCGATGCGCGCAGAGTTTGCAGTCGTGGGTATGGTGGTTTGCGGCGAAATAGTTGGCTCGTTTCTTCTGTGTCTGCATGGATTAATAATAATACAATCTTTCCCGTTTGTCAAGAGAAATCCTTACAAAACATCGTTTATTTTTGTGCATGTCCTAACCCTTATGCCCTCGGAGTGTGCACGTTATTCGTCAACTATAATTATCGCCCTACCCCTTGACAAACGCCTCTTTTATCCTTATGTTCAATGCGGGGAACATTCAACGGTTTTGTTTCAACGACTCGACCCTTTATCCCGACAAGAATGCTTCCCCAAGTTTTCCGGTTTAAGGGGTTTGTCGTTTTAATGGGAGTCTAAATGTTAAAAAATCATAAAATGTCATTTAATCACAACGTGCTCTATTGGGGAAAACCAACGGATTTTTCTTTAGCGTGGGTTGGGGTAGCCAAAAACAGCATTGAAATCGTTGCAAGTTGCCGTGTTGCAGAAAGATTTTATGCCGTATTTGGGATTGAATTTCACGGGAAATCAATAGTTTTGAATTAAAATGGATGCACTTCTAAAGCATGAGGAGCTTATTAAGGAAATCGAAACACATCCGAATTGTGTTTTTGAATCAGGGCTTCTACGCCCAATGCTTGTTGACCTCAAGAGAGAAATCACAAAGCTAAAACAATTGGTTCCCGCAAAAGAGCGACAACTTTATCCAGCCCTATTTAATTGTTCTTGCCGCCCATGGGAAAAATATCAAGATACAGATTGTGAATATCACGCGAGGGTATTTCCACACAATTTTAGTAATGAGTAAAACGCATGTTCAGAATTGCAAAAAGGGGTTCAGAAACCTGCGTCACTGGCATATAAAGTATAGACGTGCAACCAAAAATTTGTCGGCCTCCGTTACTGTTCACCCCAAGAAGCGGTACGCCGTTATTTATGGGTATGGCCAAAACCCCGTCCCCGGGGATTATTTTTTACACGAGGTTTTACATTGTGCCATACGAGAAGTCGTAAGGATGGACAAAAGAAAGATGAAACAATTACGGCTTGCCGAGGAAAGACTTGTCCAAGATATATGTCAAATCTTACAAAGGCGATGTTTAAAAAGGTAACCTGTCCGTCGTGTGGTGGCTCTGGTCAGTTTGAACTAATAACCTGCTATACTTGTTTTGGCTCTGGGAAAATCCCCGCCTTATGGGCAGAGATAAATGAAAATGTAAAAAATAGCACTCTCGGAGAGAAAAAAATGGATAAAAAATCTGTGGATTTTTTATGTACACAGCTTGAAATAATGTATGCTGTTGAACTGCTTGAATATCACGATAAAAATCTTCTGGCGTTTGATAATAAAAGAAGAAGCGAAGGGCGGCTAGAAACCTTGGTGGCCTTAATGAAATTTGTTCGCGAAAAACAATTGGGGATAGACTAAAACATTCAACAGCAAACTTAGAAAAAATTCTTTCACGTTCACAAACATAGAGAGTGCGCAGCACAATGAGGGCTTGGTTTACGGAGAACGCGACAGCTTAACCCAAATGGTGTCAAGTTTATGTCGTCGCTTGACATAGTAGGGGCCTAGAACAACCTGATTGCTGCGCATATTTATCGCGACATATCAACAATCTCCGGGGATAGGTTGACACCTCCGACCCCGCTTGCAACGTCCCAGACTCGCAGGAATGAAAATGGCCGTCGAAACGGAACGGCTTCTTCAAAGAGTAAAAGAGATTGTTGATAACATACTGGTCTCAAAAACTTCCAAATTGTTTCAAAAGAGTGTGATTTAAGAGAAATGACTGAAGAGTACAGAGGGTACCTCAAAAGCCGGGAGAGAACATAAAATGAAATGCCAATACCGTGAGAAAAAGCAGGCAACGAAAAGAATCATAGACATAGAACAGAACAGACAAAAATTTCTTGAAAGTGATATTTTTAACGATATGGGGTGGACTGATTTAGGTCATAAAATGGCAGAGGCTGAAACGCTGGAAGACGTTAAAAAAATTGTTTCCCTTATCTGTATTTTGCGAGAATATTACGATGAATATATTTATCCCTACGAATATTCTTTGAAAATCTCCCCAAGGAAAAAGCCAAAAGAACCATATTGGAAAGATTAAATGCCTATGACGCGGCTCAAGCTTGTCATGCTGAGAACTCAATGATTTATGGAATGAATCCCTAAATAATGAAGTCCGACAGACAATAAAAATAAGGTAAGCACATGTTGAGAGAGTACGATGATTTTAATGCAGAGTATGATAAAGAGTTTGAACAGGATTCCTGTATACCAATAGGGAGAACCAAAATGAATAACCACGGGACATTCACCGAGTTTGAAATGCAATTAAGAAAAATCTTCGTAGATAGCATTGGGTGTCAAAGTTCTGGATATGCAGGGAGGTATTGGGAACAAGAATTCAAGGAGGAAATATGGGAGATTATGTTAAGAACCAATCGTGATTCTTATGCGCTTGGCAAACAAAACGGTGGACTTGATGAAATAAAAACCAACATACTCAAACCAAATAAAGGAGAAACCCCGTGAGCTGGTCAACGAAGTTTTTGGCAAAAAACAGAGAGGTTGCAAGGGTAACAATAACCGAACAACAATTGCGTGATGGCTCTTATTTCCCAGAACGTGCAAAAGATGCGTTGATAGCCATTCTGGATACACTGCCACCGGAAGTTGGTATCAGTGTGGATGCTTCTGGTCATGCAGATTCACACAATGGAAATTGCCGTGTGCAAATTGAAACGGTACGTATTATTGATAAGTAAAACCCCTCAAAATGACACGCTATTCTTGCCCATGAAAAGGCTTGGAATTGAAAGAACCAAAGTCGTTGATGCCTGACCCCCGCAGACACCTAATCCAACTCTACCGAGACTACTTCAAGTCTAAGCGCGGGTTTGACTGTGAGACCCCCTTCGGAGCTATGATGAATATGATGTACCACAAGTTTGAAGTGGTGGATCAGAAAACAGGAGAGATTTTTATTGAGGAATACCCTAAAGAAGAGAACTGGTTACGTGAGATTGAGGGGTTCTTTGAAGATGCCTTTGCGTTCAAAACAAATTACTCGTTCATCTTCTTCCTGAAGGCTTACGGTAAATTCGGACTCCCGCCAAAGAGGAATGTTTTGCAATTACTGAAACAAGTAGGTCAACCCATGCGCTCTGTAACCAACCCTAACGAAGCATTCAGATGCAAATCCTGTGGTAACATACATAGCCCGCAATTCAAGTGCCAATGATGCAAGGAGATATTGAATGAACTCAATCTGCTCTAAAATAGAAAAGGCTTATTACGATTATCGCAAAAACAACGTCAAGCCACCGACAACCATTGTTATCAACCTAGCGGATTTCCTTGATTTCCAAGACGAGGTTTTAGACTGGGGACACAACCCATTTCAACCCGAAAAACAAAGGTGTTGGCGAAAATTCTCGGGGTGTGGGTTTAAGATTTCCAACGTAAAAAAGGTGGGGGTTGAATGAACTCCATTCCCCTAATTAAACCCTACCTCGGCTCCGCGTTGGCTGTGTTTAATTATTGACAATTTTCTAACTTCTGGCAAAGATGAATTTTTCTGCAACTATATGGTGGTAATTTGGAAGTAACCTATCTTCGGGTTAGTCCGTTATTACCGGGTGGCGGCTGGACACACACACTTTCGGTAGTCCAAAATCTCCGCAAACACTTCGAGGTTGATTTTATACATCGTGCCCCGCCTCATCGAATCATTCCATTCTTTACCGAGTTCATAGCTCAATTCCTACTTCTAAGAAGAGTAAAAACCGAGGTGGTGTACCTAAGACACTCCATTTATTGTATCCTAACCCCATTCTTGGAGTTTTCTATTTTGGAATACAATGGAAGCGAGGCGTGGGTAAAGAGATATTGGGGAAGGGCGAGAATCCTTCTGCCCCTCGTTTGGTTATGCGAGGCAATCAACATTCACTTTGCGGATAAATTTGTCGTGGTTTCCGATGTTCTCAAGAAAGAATTGATCGGGCGAGGTATTGGGGAGGAGGACATCCTCATCTGTCCTAACGGGGTTGATACTAACCTGTTCGCACCCAACGCGGAGGGGGGATTAGACGCTCGAAGGACTTTGGGGATTTCAACAAGTAGAATTGTGATAGGCTTCTTTGGAACATTCAGGCCTTGGCATGGGGCGGAAGACTTAGCTTGGGTGTCTGGATTTTTTCGTCATATTTACTTAATGGTGGGTGATGGTGTAATGAAGCCCGTCTTGGAGAAACTGTTTGAAGAATCTCATACAGACGTAAGGTGGGTTGGAATGGTTCAACACTCATTCGTTCCAGACTATATGAACGCTTGTGATATACTGGTATTACCCACCAAGCCAAATAAGGATGGCTCGGAATTTTTCGGTTCACCGACAAAACTGTTTGAATACATGGCGGTGGGAAAGTGTATAGTTGCCTCTAACGTGGGAGTGAGGGGGATTTTAAGTAAGGAGAACGCGGTACTCTACAATCCGAAAGACGGGATTTTACTCGCGCTTCAAAGAGCTATTTTTAACGTGAACAGAAAAAAACTTGGCAAGGCGGCAAGAAAGAGAGCGTTAGATTTTACATGGGAAAAGACCAACAAACCACTGATAGAAATGATTGGAGCGAAACTAAAAAATGGGTGATGCTTCCCGTTACACTGACAATCCTGTTGCCGTGTTTTATTTATTTTGTGGTGAAGTTTATTGTTGTGGCGCGCATTAAAAGACTTTTTTACAGGAAACACTATTGCTAAAAATGAGACGGGGAACAAGAGAACGACAACGCATTGTCACATAACTCGCGTAATAACGCAATGTCTAATTAAATGGACATCACAAACAATAGCGTGAGTCCACCTGAAAACGGGAACTTGGAGTTTGCATCCAAGGTCCCAACCAACTTCAAGGCGTTGGACTCATCGAAGTGAATCTGAGTGAAGACTGCTAAGGTAGGATAGAAGCTAACGCGGTTGACAACATTCAAGAAACTTGAATCTACAAGTTGTAAACCGTGATTTGTAAGTTGTAATCCAAAGCCACCACCCACCCCATATCGCCACCGAGAACCAAGAAACTCGAATTCCTCTCTCGCGTAAGTTCTCCACGTAAAAGCATATTCTTCCGTTCCTTCATCCGTGTAGAACCTTATCGGATGAGCGTAGACCGAAACCGTCTGGAAGGCATAGGTCTGATATGTCCTTCTTTCAAGGATAAATTCATGTAAAATTGAACTCCTTTCAAGATCAATTCCTAAAGATAAACCCGTTAAGGAAAGCCCCAGAAGAAGGTGCATTGTTTGGTGTGATAAAACTGAAAAGGTAATTTACATATTGCGCGCGTTCAGGGATTTGGAATAAATCACTCTCGGTGTAATGGAAAAGTCTCTCTCCCGGCGCAAAAATGGCCCTTTGAGTAAACTTCCCCACATCGTCAAACACACCCAAATAACCCCGCGCTATTGTTGCGAAATTATCACCTGACATCGCTTCCGGTGAGAAGTAAATCTTGGCTTGTGTAAAAACATCTCTGAGCGTATCCAGGCCGGTATTCTTGACATCTCCCCACCAAATCACATAATGACCACGCGCATCGGTATAGAGACGAGCGTAGATATTATACTCAAGCGGAAGAGCCGACCTATCAACAAATACTATTTGTGTCGGGCCGGGAACATTTACCACCCTCTCTTCGCAGGCGAAGAAAAGAAGAACAAGGCTAAGACCCAACAGACGCATCGGGTGCATCTATTCCACCCTTCTTTGCAAACTTTTCCACCGCATCCTTAAACATTGAATCCGCCATGTATGCTAATGGAATGGTCATTGCCGAAAGTTCCCCCTTCATCAGCCCAAAGGCAGAGAAGATGTCGGTAAAAGCCCACATTGCACACACCCCGTTATAGATAACGAAGGTAGCCAACACCGAAAGGCTGTTAGCTTTCACGTATCCAGTCAAAGCATCAAGCGTCCTGCCAATCTTGAGTGAGTTCTTGATAACGTGGTAGAGAAGCCCGATGTAACCGAGACAGTAAAAGAGTATCCAGCTTGTTTGATGTTCCATTATTTTTTTACCTCTTTCAAGATTTCGCTTTGTGTCTTACGTATTTCCTTAACCTCAACCCTTATTTCCTCTACCTTTGACCTTAGATCGTCCACCTTCTGTTCGACGCGGGCCTGTTCCATTTGTGACTTGTCAAATTCCTGAATCTTCTTCTCGCCGGTTTCAACATGAGATTCCACCCTACCTACCCACGAAGCTCCCTCAAGAACTGCAACGGCCAATGGAATGAGAATAGCAATTATTTTGAGAACGGGTTTTATGCTGATATAGGTTAATGGTATCATTCAAATCTCAATACTGGAATTTTCACTGTATCCCGTTTGCCGGTCTCAAGATCAATCCTGATTAAAATAGCTGTGAACCTTGCATCGTTCTCTTTTGCCTTCTCGTTCATCTGGTCTCTTTCCACGAAAGGCCGTCAGAAATTCTCCTAATGGTTGCCGAGTGAACGTGAAAGATTCTTCCCAAAAAGGTGCTGGGAATACGATATTCTCGACGATGCCTTATAATCCTTACCTGCATTGCGTTAAGTTTAGCCCTGTGGTGATTCTCGCCAAACCGAAGAGTTCCATCGCGAACCTTATCGGCCCCCAAATTTTTTGATTTAGTCCCCCACGAAAGATTTCCGATTGAATTATCTTGAGACCCATTTTTTCCATGACAAGCCCACATTCCCTTCGGGCGTGGGCCGATAAAAGTCTCAAGGATAACCTGATGCACCAATCGAATCTGCTTTTTCTTGTCTTTAGATAAAGAGGCCATTTTGTACAACCCCCACCGCGGTTGTTTTATTTTCTTTAACCTCCCCTTCATTGTTGAATAGATGTCTCCATTCTCGCTTGCAAAATAACCCGGATAATTTGGTATTGGTTTCACGGTTTTTCTCCTTGAGTTTTGAATATAATATCAGGAATTTCAACCGTATCCACAAGGCTTTTTTCTAAATCAATTCGTAAGAGTATCGCTGTATATTTAGCATCTTTTTCCTGAGCCATTAAATTCATAGAAAAAAGGTTGATCGCGCACTCAATCGGTGAATCCACGATAAACACTTTCTCCGAGCGCGGCAAAAACACCCTCTCTTCTGTATCCCAATCTTGAGTAGGAACTTGCACCCAGAGAACCGTTATGGCAACGAATATGACTTTTATCATGTGTTACACCCGTAATACATTATAGACTTATTTTCGCCCCAAGTTGAAGGTTGTTTTTTAGTGCATACCCACGTATAAGCAATGTGAAAACCTGAAAAATATCTCTATACGGGCTTTCCATTTTCTGTGCGACTATTGGATGAGCAACAGATGAACCAATCCCATATAACGCAAGTTCAAGGTCTGACGGCCTCTTTCCAAACAAGAGATTCAAGATTGGATTTGCTTCTTCTCCACCCATTCTTATTCCTTGTCTTGTTGAAAGAATGTCTGCAAATGTACTCCCAATGTATGCAGCTTCAAGTGCTGTGTTGTAGGGCTTCCAAGTATCTGTCGGCAACCTCTGGGGTTCAGCCTGACGTACAACACTTGGTCGTCTCTGCTTGAACGCAAGAACGGCTTCTTGTAGTGGGTCGTCAAACATTATTTTGTTAGCTGTTTAAGAACCCAAAATGCTCTTACGGGGCCAGAGGAAGCGGGTGATCCAAACGCTTGCCATGTTATAGTTGAAGAGGCCGAATAAAACGCGCCAACAACATTACCATCTATCCCCATTGCACCATTTATTACTGGAGTGGCAATCGTTCTGGTATTACTTCTACCGTTGTCATAGGTTATCCCAGCCGTGTAAGGCCCAGCCCCACCAGTGAGTGTAAAGGTGTAAACGCTAATTTGGTACATCTTCCCAGCTGTTACATTGGCAAATGTCCCCGACGCACCTGCCCCATTTGAAATGTTAACACTATCAACATAGGCCGTATCAACCACCAACGGCACGCCCAACTGGTCTCCCGTAAAACTTCCAACCTTCGTTATTTCCCCGCTCGTATTGACTTGAAATTTAGCCATTACTGAAAGCGCATTATTCACCGTTGTTGTTCCCGTTCCAGCACCAATCCCCACCGTTGTTGCTGCACCAAAGGCATTCACCGTTGTAGCTGTTGCATTCAAAAGGTTAAAGGTGGTTACTGTTGTGGTGAGGTCGCCGCCATTTATTGCAACATCTGCTGTGGCTGTTACATCACCCGTTACACCGAGAGTGCCAGTGAATGTAGCCGCCTTCGTTGCTTCGACGAGCTTGAAGATAGAAGTTGTGCCATCAGAGCGTACAAAATCTAAATCTCCAACCCCCGTTGAGTAATTAAGAATAAACAAAGTCCCAGAAAGAGCTGTTGTGCCAATCTGAAACTGTGTTCCAGTGGCCGCCGCAGTTTTCACAACGATTGCATTGTTGCCAGAAAATGTATTGGTGAACGTATTACTCAGTGTCGTCGCACCCGTTACGCCGAGAGTGCCGGTAAAAGTTCCAGCACCAGCATAAAAAGCACCCACACCGGTTCCAGCCGCCGAACCGAGAGTCAATGCGCCAGTCTGTTGCATTATCAAAGTCGGCGTGGTGAAGGTTGCTCCTGCAACAGCAGTAGAAGGTGTCAAAGTCAACGCATTTCCAACAAGGGTTGAGGCTCCTAATGACCAACCATATTCACCTGTGTTTGGGCGAAGACGTAACTGTGCATCGTTTGCACCTGTCGCATCACCGATGGTGGTGATATTTGAACCAGTCCCTTTTCCTAATTGGTTTAGAATGCCGGTAACCGTGGTGTTCCCCGTAATCGCCACCGTCCCCGTGAAATTTGCCGCAGAGGATATTGTCTGCCCGTTGATGAGGCCGGAGGTGATTGTGTTTGTTCCTAAATCTAAAGCACCCGCATTTGTCTTTCCCATGAAATACAATCGGGTTGAATCCCAAGCTGAACCCGCCGCAGGAAGGAAAGAAACCGCATTGACAGACCTTGATAATGGAGAATTGAAGGTGAGCGGAGATTCTTTTGAATTGAATAGATACCAGTCGGCAGCTTTCAGGAAGCCACTTACAGAGGTCGTGGCGTATTTGGAAGTGTCAACGGTTAAGAACTTTGTCTTGCCGGAAGTGGCAACAGTCAGAAAAGTGTTATTGGAGAGAACATTGGAAACCGCATTTGTTCTTGCTGTGTCAATGGCTGTGAAACCCGCCGCAATAGAGCCAGAAGAAAGTCCACCAACGGTTACAATGGAAGATTGACCCGTGTATGTGCCGAAGGTTACAACACCCGTTACCGTCAAAGAATCAGCTACCGTAACCACACTTGAGGGCGTGAACGATGCGAGAGAATCAACGTTGATCTTGCGCTTTGCGAGTGGTTGCGCCCACAAAAAAGTAGTGGACAGAATTACGGACAGAAGTATTTTCATGGTTTCCCTATGTTTTCAAAAAGGCACTATACCACAAAACGCCCGCCATTTCACAAGTGTAAATGAAATTAAGGGCGGTTTGAGAAGAGGGTTGTGGCATTGGCTGAAACGAACCATCGGATGCAATAAGCATTGCTTGAATAATATATTGATCTGACGAAAACCCACCCGAAGGCAGAGTGATCGTATTTGCGCCCACAACCACCGTAGCGGTTTGAGCTAAATAGGCCACCGTTGCAGTCCCGCTTGAACCGCTTCCCGAACTACCGGATATTACCGCATTAGTTGCGCTCTGGGGCGTGCCAAGCCTGTTGTAAATATCGGTTGCAAGTGTATGGAGCATCCGCAAGAACTCAGGGGATTCCTTGAGTCTATTTATTTCACGTTCAAAGTTTATCGGGGGTTGCATTAGGGTTTCAATTTAGACTTTGCAAATCTGTTCAAAGCTCGATATGCCAACTTATCGGGTGTTGCGAATTTACCAAGCGTATGTTCTCCAATGTCTCTAAGAACTCCAGCTTTGGACGGATAGAGGGTTGAACTTCTTTCCGTGAAAAGCGGGGGGAGTGGAGACTCCGCCCTTGCTATGTTTTTCCACGCAACGACTTCTTGCCTAATGGCCGCTCCGTAATCATCGTGCAGTTTTTTGAATCTCCCTACGTTTTCTCCGCGTGCTTGCAAGGTTTTAGCTATTTCATCCCTGATTGCCCTTGCCGCTCGTTCCATTTCAGCTATTGGTTTGGCGGCATTTGTCGCGGCAGCTTGACTTTCGGAGCTTTGCTTATAGAGCTTTTGTAGGTCGGCGTTTAAGTGTCTCATCATTTCAGACGCTTCCCCAACACTGATTTCCTTCAATGCCCTGAATTTCTTTGCCTCCGCGATAATGGACTGGTCTTTCGCAAGATCAATGTTCTTGGTGTAGGTGTTTTGCAACGACTCTATGTTTTGGGCTATCGGCTCTACCCCGTTTCTTAGGGGAATGGGGTCGTTTCTTTCGATGAACTTAGATTGCTCATCCCAAATCTTCTGTTTAATTTTTGGGTATCTTTCTTCTGCGAGTTGTCGCGCAATAGACGGCTTTTCCCCGCCCTTCGGCATATTCCCCGGTTTCATCGGATTGGCTCTTTGTTCCTCTGCAAGATAGGGGCGCATTTTTTGCATATCGTAAGGGCGATTTAATTCCGCCGATGCAATGGGGAAGGCTTGATTGTATCTTACCGTTCCCTTGGCGACATTCTTTGCGGAGATTGCGGTCTCTCTAAGTTTTCCAATCCCCATCGCGGGAACGGCGAAACTCCCAAATGTTTCAGCGAGAGCCGGGACTTCCCTGCGTATCTGGTTTGCTTTTTCTGGCGTAGTCCCTAAATTAGGAAAAGCCAAGCCAGCGTAACCCAATCCAGATTGAGCAATGGCCTTTGTGGCCATACCCGCCCCCCTTGGGATTAAGCCAAGCAAGTCAAGCAAAAGTGCCGGGTCGCCTCCTCTTGGTTGGGGCGGGATGCTTCTTATCGCTTCGTCAACGTAGCCGAATGGTTTTCCTAATTCTTCAAGGCTTTCGCGTCCAGCACGCGCCATCCCCGCGACAGGATTTCTCTGTATCATTTGTCCGGCTTCCGCAAGAGCGGGGAAGGTCTGACCAACGCCCTCGGCCATCTGTTCCACAAATCCGCTTGGAGGTTTTCCCTGCGTGGTTGACGAGTCGGTTAAACCACCCTGTAATTCTTGGATTCGTTGAATTTTGAGAATCCGGTCTATCTTTTTTTGTCTCTCGTCCTGAATCATTTCTTTTTGCCCTCAAGGCTTTTCAGGTAAGCATCAAGTTCTTCATCGGACAGTTTATTTAGTTCGTCCACAGATTTTTTACCGGCTCCACCAAGAAATGGTTTTCCGCTTGATGGGACAATCGCGCCGGGGTACTGTTCCTTCATGGATTGAAGTTTTCGTTTTACCCAACCGTTAAAGATGTCAACCGTTACAGCAAAGTTTTCATCTGGTTGTTGGATTCTGGGGAGGATTTCCTCGTCAAGCCACTTTTGTTCAGCCTCGTTGATTTGTTTTCCTGAAAGCCCATAGATGATTGGTCTTAACTGACCGACGTAGTTGATTAGAGCTTGTTGGTCGGCATCACTAAAAAACTTCGTCCCAATCTTCCTCACCCTACCCGCGACCGGGCCGGTACTGCCACGACTAACAACTTTATTGATATTACTAATGGAATCCCCGATGTCTGCAAGACTCCGTATTTGCATATTGACGGTTTCCGGTGTTTCCGAGTATTGTCCACTCCCAGCTCCAACCGTCCCCTCTTTTGCATCAACCGGGATATACTCTCCACCCGGCCCCTGCACAAACCGGAATGATGGAGTCCCAATTTGAAGTTTCTTTATTACGGCTTCATATTCTGGGATTCTTGGGTCATTAGGATTTGCCGTCCTAATCCTCTCAAGCTCTTGCTGATGTTTTGCTAATTGAGTTGGCTGTCCCATCCCACCATACATTGATGGTCTGTCGGGGATACGCGCTCCCGAAGGCTTGAACTCTCCCGTGAATTGATCTTCCGTTCCCGGTTGCGCGCCCGGAGAAGCCATAACGCCCTTTGGAGCGGTTTTCAGTTGTATATCCAATCCTCTTTGCGCTGGCATATTACCCCTTGCCGCCATTTGCGCTAAAATAGGAGCGAGTTTAGACCAATCAATTCCACCACCACTTACGGGAAGTCTTTGTGCGTTTTGATCGCCTTGAATCCCTTGACCGCCCATTTCAATCATGCCTTGATTTGGGAGTCCGCCCGTATCGAACTGTCTTGGCGTGCGTGGAGCGTTTTGCATCGCGCCTTCGTATTCTTCCGTTTGACGCTTCTGTTGGAGAAGCTGAGCAATGAGAGTAATTATTCCCCCCACCCCTTGTCCGAGATTCCCGTATAGTTGTGTTCTGTCAATAGGCATGATTTTATCCTAAGTAACTTGCCGCTTTTCCACCACCAGATATAAAGCCGTTCAAAAGAGCCATTTGTTTGTCTTTTTCGCTCGATGGGTCGTAAGAAGAAGATAATCCCTGTCGCCCCTGTTGGATGCTCAAAAGAGCCTTGAACAGATCGCCCTGATTATTCACTAAAGCCTGCCCACGTTGGCCCTCAAGCCCCTGTAGGGCATTGACAAAGGGATTGTAAGCCTGTGCGCCCTGTTGATTTATGAAGGCACTCGGATTGAGCAACCCCCTTGAACCAGCTTGACCACCAGCCGCGCCCATTGCTTGACCCCTTGCAGTCTCTCCTCTTTGCATGAGATTACCAGCAGAGGTATTGAAATAGCGGTTTATCATTTCGGGGTCAAAGTAGTTTTTTGCTTGACCTTCAAGAGCGTCATATCTCCCCGCCTGACCTTCTGCAAATTGTTCCTGCGGAGATTTAGTATTGGGGCCACCGATTGCCCCAACCCCCTGCGCTCCCCGATAAGCCATCCCCGTTACGGGGTTCCATTTTAGAAGGCTTCCTACAACGGTATTTTCGCCCATCTTAAAGCTCCTTGACTAAGTGTGTCATGTTTAGGCTTGAAATCACAAACCCATATTTTTCCGCTACATCAATAACGTCTTTTCGCTGTGTTTCGCAACGGAGGTATTGATGATTAGGCGATACCGCCCCGATCATCATATCCATCAATGGACGTGAGGCGAGGGGATTTTTGGAAATGAGACAGGTAAGGGTTGGCTCCATTGCCATACTCACGAAGCCTTCAATCTTCCCGCCCACCTCTGCTACAAACCCGATTTGAATGTTGGGATACTTCAAGCCCTCCTCGTCGCAAAGGGCTTTGATTTGCAATAAATCTTCTGGTTTGACTAAGCGATAGTTCATAGACTTTGAACTTTATCCCCCTGATAGGGAATCAAGTCGTACTTAAATTCAAGTGCGTGGATAACGTAACTTGTTCCGCCAAGCCCAGCCCTTGTAGCGTTGGTGTTGAACTGCATACTGATGGTTTTCCCATTTCTTCCCACAATCGGAAGTTGAGAAGCGAACCTTGTGTTTGTTTTTGTAAGACCCGTAAACGTGCCGACAGAGGCATCGTCAACCTTCACCGTCATATCCAAAGTGCCAGTCGTTGTTCCTGAACGCGCTATTTCAAGATTGAAACCGTCAAAAAGAGCTATTTGATTCTCGTCAATGGCATAATTTCCGGTATCAAAATAGGGTTTGATCCAAGCACCAGCATCGTCGGTTGTGGCATTATTCCATACATAACTGGCTAAAGCTCCCGTAGCGAAGTAAATCTTGCCGTCCGATCTCGTCAAGACCGAATTGATGTTGTTGGTAGTTATATGCTTAGTTGTCGGGAAAATCAATTCACCATTTGGTAAAGAGTGCGGCAGTAAAATAACCTCATAGAAAGTTGTGAGGGTCGAACCGTCTGAGGTAAACATCATTCGATACGTCTTAAACTTGGGATCATACCACCCGCGCCATGAAGTAACATAGGTTTGGGATAAAGCTCTGAACGTCGGCCTCCAGCCTGCGGTCAATTCCGTTACACGGTTATTCCTGAACAGGTATATGCCGTCGCCAGAGGAAGCAAAAATAAGTCCTTCGGGTGTGAGAGCTATTGAATCCGGCGCATCGCAACCAACCTCTCTTGAGACGGTATTCAGTATCCACGTCAAGGATGAGTCGGTCAAACTGACCGAGTAGATTCCCCTTGTTTTCCCTATCAAAAGCGTGTTCTGGTCAATTCCAATGGTATTTATTACCGATGGATCGCCACTTTCTATCGTACTTTGAACTGCATCGTCAAGGTCAAGGAGTTTGTTGTACTGGGCTACTCCGTTGCTTGCAATCGGTGAATAATTTATCTGATCGTTGTAATTCAGAGAAGCATTGTAGTCATAATACTTAGCTACGATCAATCTCCCCGCACCAATGAGTCCGTAACCGAATGATGCTGTTGTTCTATTAGGTTTGGAATGACCTAAGAACGTCGCCAAATTTTTTCCGCGAGCGTTCCACTGTGCCGATCCGGCTTGGATGGTTCTGTTGAAATTTCCGGGGGCCGCTCCGGGAGCGGTATCTGTCCAACTCGTTGACACAAGTAAATCCCATGTTTCGATAAAGAAATACTCTTCGTAATCAAGATCGGCCGACGTGTTGCCGCTTCTACGTCCAAGAAACCAGTGAATCTTCTTGAATCTCTTATTTATTTGTGCGGCCCATATTTGCAGGAACTCGGTCTTTGCCGTAGTATTGCCACTTGAAATGTACTCGTAATTTGTGGCGTGCTTGATGAAATCCGTGAACTGTCCATCGTCTGTCTCAAAAACCATCCCGATGTAATGTGTGAATCCCGCTTCAAGCCCCAATCCAGCCGCAAGGGTTACCACGCCGGGCAATGCGAGCGTATATCCGCCAGTTGACTTTAACTCCGCCTCGGTTACATAAGTCTGATTATAGCTGAAAGCTCTCGTTGCACCACTGAAAAAGGTCTTGTTGATGTAGCCAGACCAAATGGGTTTATAGCCCACCGTTGAGCCTTGACCGCCAGAAGCCAAAATGTTGTTCCCCTGTTTTAAAACTATGGGGTCAGTCCAGTTTGCTACAAACGTAGGGTTGTCGTGGAAGTGGCGGTAGAGAATTATCGCATCCGTGTTAGCCCAATCTGTTGGTACGGCCTCATGTAAAGTGATTGTTCGACTTGAACCCGTATAATCCAAAACATAAGTATACTCCGAACGCGTTGTATTGTGGATTACCCAACCATTGTAATAATCATCCGTAGCCGAACTTCCGGCTGCCAAAACAAAACTTGACCCCGCTGGAACACTGTTTATGGTTGTTGACCTTGATTCCCCATACCAAAGCCAATTCGTAGATTCAATCGTGGCCGCGTTGTGTTTCCAAAACGGTTTTTGAAAGTAGTAATTCGTCCCTGAGATTGCACCGGCTAAAACCTGTATGTTCTGAGCGGAAGGACTTTCGGTGGCGGGGAATGTCCCGCGCGGGAACTTGAACGACCCCAAAGTCTTAGTAGTGGACATATCCACCGGAGCGGAGGTAATGTCGGTATCGTATCCCGTCCTTTGAACCATTTTCTCTAAAGTTTGACCCAACTGCAAATTTTCCGTGTCATCGCATGAACCAATAGGACGGCTATCCCTGCCGAATCTTGTTACAATTCCAAGCCATTTTGAAATAGTTAAAGATTGCATTTAGACCGCTTGCTTTAAGACTAAAATCATGTATTGTAGAACATTCATTTGTCTGAGGCTACCGCCGCCATTTTAGAAATTCCAGCATCGACCGTTTGTTCCTTCAGCATCGCAATCTGTAATCGTTCCTTATCGGCTTTTTCCTCCATTGCAATCTTAAATGCCATGTCAACCAATTCGTCATAGTAAGTCGAGGGAACAAGCATGACTTCCGAAGCCCCGTTACTTGCAAGGGTTACAGGTGCTTTGATGTATTCAAGCCTGATTGAACTTGTAGCCGTTCCACCCATCAGTCTGAACGTAAGAGCCTCCTGTTGCCAGAATTGGTTTGTTGAAGAAGGCGTGTAATAAGTATTTGTTCCCGCTCGTTCAATCGCATCGTATCCATCTGGAAGTCTTTTTACCAAAACTGCATCGGTAGCGTTGTAAACCGAGAGGATAAACGACACCCCACCCGTCCAAGTGGCTAAAGTCAACACACTTGAAGCAATCGTTTGTGCTTCTGAATTTCGGTAGCCCTTCAAGGCGTTGAAATTCTGCGCTTCCATTTGTTTTCTCATCCAGCGATTCTGTGCTTGGTTGAAAATAACATCCCTTAAAGCACCGGTCCAGACTTTTCCGTCTGTCGTGGCGGCGGCAACGGGGTCAGCCGCCATTTTACTGAACCTGACTACTAACGCGTCATAGAGTGGACTTGCAATGGTACACCTCCCGCCAAACGGCAAATAAAGTCCCAAGGATAATCATCGTTTTTCATTCTGTTAACTTGCTTTCCAGTTATTGAATCGTTTCCAATCTTCAACTTGGTTACAGACTTTATCCAGAATCAGATGGAAGTAACTGTCGTCTATATCAAACCCATCCTCTACTTCTAAGACTGAATCGGGAACTTTATCGTAGTAGAGTGTAACCGCGCCACCCGTCAAGCCACTCCCATAAAACACCTTCAGGGTTTCGCCGTGCTGAGTCCAAAAAGCGGAATTGGAATACATGCTCGACAGAAGTTGAACTCTTTCAAATCCAGTCGGGTTTATGGGGACAATCAACCCATTTGTAGCATCTACAATCTTTACAATCCCCCTCAGTTTGAGTGCGGAGAGATCAAAACTCGTTCCCGTTCCCAAAGAACTGGTAGCGATATAATCATTGTAAGATATTCTCGGTACAATGCTTGCTATCGCCCAGTTAGCCCAGTCAATGAACACGGGAGTTGTTAGTCTGTCTTCAATAACGGTGTTTGTTCTGCGCCTAACCCAGCCCTCAAGAACTTGGAAGTTAAGAGGGTCTGTAACTGTTCCACCGCCGGTAAAGGCTCCATTCCCCGCACTTCCACCCAAAAGGAAATAATTGGCCGCATAAACGTAAGCGTCTGCATCTGCTGCTGCGGTTGCCGTTTCGCTGGTGGTGAAAGTTGATGCACCCGTAACAGTTATCGTTCTCTGCCCATTGACTCCACGCACACCGTTAATCACTACTACTTGTCCCGTTGACCAGCCATGAGCAGAAGAAGTTGTTATCGTCGTTCCAGAAGCGGAGGAAATGGTTTTTTGAGTAAAACTAAGGCTTCTGACTCCATTCGCGGCGGTGTTCCCACCAACACCGACAAGTCTGACAAATCTTCCAGATAGTAACCCATGGGTTGCGGCGGTCTTAATTTCTATGGGAGTTGTATTGGACGCGTCAATTACATCTTCTGGTTCGGTCGGAACGGTATAGGTGATTACGAGTTTTGGGTCTCGCGTTGTCCCCGCGAAGGTAAGCGACGAGTTTAGTCTAAACCTTGTTGCCCCCTGTGAAGCCCAAATTCCCGAAAAAGAGGCCGCCAAATCCCACGCCAAGACCAACCCCAGTTTCGTTATCCCATTCTTTGAAATCGCAGCCCTACCGTCAGAGTTCAGCGTAATGTCGTTATATGCTCCCGCGACAAAACTGCCATACACAAGTGAACCAAAACCCGTTGACCCCATAGTAGAATAGTCCGCCGCTACAAGAGCATTATTGCTTGCCGGGCCTGCGGCAACAACATGAAGATCGGTTTCTCCGTTTTCAGATGCTTGTGCAATTCCCCATAAAGACAATACGGCGGAGGAAATTGTCGCCCCAACGGTTAAGGCTGATGTATCAAACGTCATAATGGAACGATGAAGTAATTGATATTGGTTAGATATGAGCGTTGATTGCAGGTCGGCTCGCAATTCATTGTAGTCAACCGTAACCCCCGCCCCAGTCCTGATGTTAGAAAAGGTTTCATCAACCGAATGTCTCTGCACGTTCCCACTTATCGTAGTAGAGCCGGCAGACGGGTCTGGATATACGGTCAAAGTCGCCATTACTTATAACTTTCCTTAATGGACTTGATTTCTTCTGCAATGGCTTGGTCTAAAGCCGGGTCGCGCTTACCACCGTTTTTGTAAGCCGTTACATCGGCGCAAATCATGTCAACCAAAAGACTGGTGAAGCTGTCCGGTAAGTCGGGATAGTCCGTTACCGCCGTTGCGTAGGTGGGCACTTTGAAATAATAAATCTGAATCGTGCCGTGAGCACCCAAAGACGCACCCTTGAAAATCCTGATTGACTCGCCTTCTTGGACAAAATACATCGTTGACCCGTTTTGGCTTATGAGTAAAGAAATGTTCTCATAATCAGCCGGAGGAACGGGGAGAATCAGTCCCAACGTAGCATCCACCAATTTGATAATCCGGTCAATCGCCAAAGAGGTCAAAGAATACGCTCCGCTTGCCAAAGTTAAAGTCGTTGGCCCTGCCATGTAAAGCGGAGCCACTATCTCCCATAGCTTCTTGGCTGTTGCCGCGACGTTCATATTGAGAAGGTCAATCAACATCCCCTCGGTCAAACGATTATCGTCAACCGTGCCAGTCTTTACGCGGACATTCGACAGAATAACCTTGACGGTTGTATTTTTGCCTAAAGCCATTATTCGCTCGAATAGATGCTATTGGACATTGACTTAGTCCTACGTTGTCTTAATCTTTCCTTGTCCAACTCCGCTTCGTAGAGATTCCTGTAATACTCTGCACCCTTAAAATCCTGTTTATGAGGAAGGATTTTATACATCACTCCATAGAATAATAGTGTATCCATTCTTGCCGGTGTTTCTGGATCAATCGCAGTTGTTGTCGAGGTACTTGGAATCTTCCAGAAATACCATGTATAAGTCCCGCTCGTCGAAGGAGTGGGGTAGAAAATAACATTCCCCGCCCACCGAGTAAAATAAATCGGGGACTGAGATGCGCTTGCAGTGGAAACTTTTGAAATCCTGTCATACTCGTCGTAGTCAATCTCTGTGATTGGCACGATCATAGTAGAAGGAAGGGCTAATTTCTTTGAACGGAAAAACCCCGTAGGTTCGGTATAACTCGCCGTCGAGGCTACAATCGTCAATGTCCCGGAGGATTCAATACAAAGGGTTTCCTCTGCTACGTCTCTTTGAACTTCATCGAGAAGAAGGAATATCAGAACGTCATTGATGTAGGTCTCGGTCAGCCCCGTTATAGTTTTTACCTTGTCACGGATTTTATCCGAGCGGTCGCCAGCAGCCATAAATGCTCCTTATGAAAAAGAATGTGGGGAGGGGTTCTCCCCACATCGTTACCGAGCAATAACGGCTTCGGGTTTCTTGAAATAATAGAAGAACCGCGCCTTGTTCGCCTCTGCGTCAACAATGGAAGTTGTCGCCGTCCCCGTCAAATAGTCAACGTAAAACTGGATTTCGTCGTAGCCCACAAGAGTTGTTAGCAAAATCTGCCCCAATCTCTGTGCACCAGAAGTATCCAGTGTGCCATCGCCATTTGTTCCCAGTGTGTCAATAACCGTCCATCCGCTTGTTACGGTGTAGCCAGTTGTTGCACCAGCCGGTTTACTCCGTAACCTGTAATAAATAGCTATCGCAGCGCTATCGTTATTGGAACCAAAAATAACAATATCTTCTGCTGATCCCAGCGAGAGAAAGGCCGTTGTATCGTTAGCCGAAGTTACCGTATAATCGGTTTTCAGGTAAAACTGGGTTGGCTCGTTATATCGCACTCCCTTTGGCCCTTGTTGCTGGGCAAAGGAGGTCGCCATTCCAATCACCAGTAAAAAAAAGAGTTTCTTCATATTGGTTTATCCTTGTGTGTCCTTTTGTGTGAGCCAAGAGCCGCCTTAGACCTAACAGCTCTTTGGCAAATATCACAGACGAAGGCGGCAACGTTTTTTCCCTCATCACTTATGGCGACTTGGGCAACCGCCCCTGTCTGTGGTTTAACTATTTCGAAGCGTCCAGCCTTTTCTGGTTTTGCTAATATAAGTTTCCCAAATTCGTCCGGCACTTCACAGATGGGACGGAAAAGGAAATACTTACCCTTATTGCCCCACTCCAAAATCTTGTGAGGGCCATCGAGATATTTGAGTAACATTCGCTTAGTCTCCTTGCTTTATATTGTTATGACCAGATTGCCGTTACGTTGGACGACGGATTCGGTGAATACGTCGAAAGCAGGAATGAGGACTGATTAGCGGCTGTTCCGCCGCCGTCCGGAGTCCAATCCGTCCTGATGTCGCCGTAAATATATCCACCACCGAAACCGATCAGATTCCCGTAGTCGTCTTCCTTCCTTCTGCGAATGAAGGACTCTTTTGCAAAAGCCCTTCCAATCGCATTAGAACCAAAGAGGATATTCATACGAATATCGGTAGCGGTCATTCCCGCGCCAACCGTTGCGGCGTTGACTGTCGAAATCGCGTTCGATGAAGCCGCGTTTGTCCACAGTTTTTCAGTGGAAATTCGCGGGTCTTCCATCACGTAGATTCCGGCGTATTTCTGTCCGTCAGCGCGCGTAAAGATTGGGTTCTTGGAGCTTCTTGGAAGAGCAAGCTGAACCGCATCACGCCACAGTGAATCCGCACGAAGCGTTTTCATTCCATAGGGATGGCAGACAAGTCCGTAACAAGCCTCACCCTCAAAAGAAACGGGGGAGATATTGTTGACTCTAAGTGCTACGGCTACTCGTTCCAAAACATCGGTATCCAGAACATCGTTAGCATCTACATCTATCAAGGCCGCCTTATTCTTCCCAAAAATACGATTGGGATGAGCAACGCCAGTCTTTGAACCACCACGCCATACGTTGGGTGAGAACTTGCCGTAGAACGCGATGAAAACTCCATCGTCAAGCCTTTTTGCAAGATGCTCTGAAAGAGACTCGTTGCCAGCTTTTTGAAGGTCGGTTGGGTTTCTCTGTTCAGCCATTTCACCCTGAATCAAGACTCCATGACGATAGAGGTCAACGGGAACATCCATGTAGTAAGCAGATAGCGTTGCTTCGTTATCTACTAACTGTTGGTTCCCAGTTTTACCCGCATCAAGATACGCGGCAACAGTTTCATCGCCAGAAACGAGTACCTTGTGCAGTTGAAGCGTGATATTGTCGCCCTTGCTTTTACGCAAGTCTGTTTTTTCCACGATTGGGGTATTGACTTGGGCTTCTTCAATGGAACTTTCTCCACCCTTGTCTTTGCCAATCATGTCTTTCCAGAAAAGTTTATTCTGGACTTGTTTATGCAACAGACTATCCCAGAGTTTCTTCGTAACCGAAGATGTACTCGATTGGGTGTAGCCAGTTGAAGTATTATACGTTAAAGCCATTGTGAATCTCCTTTATTCGGCAAAAGCCGCGTTTGTGTATCGGTTGACTGCCGCATCCGTGGCATCCTTCTTGAACCTGCCATAAGCCGATTTTGTGCCAAACCTCGTTACATACTTCACTATTTCCTCGTCGGAAACAGCTTGGGTCGGCGTGGCCGGTGCAACCGGGGTAGCCGCTGATGCGGTTTTTAATTTTCCCTCCAAATCTTTTCGCACCTCAGCGTAGGTTTGCTCTTTCAGTTTGGGGAGGTTTTTGAGTTGCCAAAACTGCCTCATTCTCTCGCCAACTGGAAGTTGTGCAAAATCTCCGTTTATCCACTTGAGCAATTCATTAGCGTCGCCTTCGGGAACAAGTTGCTTGAACTCGGTTATAGCTTGGTTCATTCCTCGTTCCTGTTCAATGCTTGCGAATCTTGCATTGAGACGTGAATCAATCAGTCTGGCCTCATAATCCGAAACCGCCTTGTCGTAGGCTTGCAATCCTTCAGGTGTGTAGATTTCATACTGAGTAGGATTGGGTCTCTGGTTGCCATTTTGATTGGCATACGCTTCTTGTAGGGAAGGATTTAAGTAAATATCCCTCGCCATGCGAAGTGCCTGTGCGAAATTCGGGTCTTTATCTGCTAAGTCAATGAGTTGTTCGTAGGGCTTGATTCTCGTTGTGATCTTGGTGTTTTGACCCGCTGATTCTTTGTAGCTTTTCACCAGTCCTTGAACGCCCTTGATAACATCCTCTTCAGTCGCGAAGGGAGTATCTGAAAGAGCTAATTTAAGTTCCGGTGGTAAGGCTTGTCCTGCCGCTACTGGCTCGGTTGCCTTCACCTCTGGAACGGTTTCCGGCTTCGGAGTCTCTGGCGATTCTCCCTCAGGAACCCAACCTGCTTCTGCGTTGGTCATCCTTTCGAGTTCCGCCATACTGACTTCGGGTGATGGATTTTCCGCTATCGCGGGTACATCTGGGGTCGCGACCACCTTTTCTTCTGCCATAAAACATCCTTCCTAATGGTTGGGAATAAAAAAAAGCGCACTATGTCATTTCTGACATAAAATGCGCTTGGTAAATCCTTGCGACGTTATTTAGATTACTAACCCGTTAAGACAATTCCTTTGATCTTGTCCATGTCTCTCCTGCCCTCGTCTCTGGGGTGAGAATAATGGAGAGTGAAAACTTTATCTCCTAAAGTTGTTTCAATCTCAAACTTCAATGGCATCATAGATGACACGGCTTTCCCGTTTATGGGATTGCCGTCCTTGTCTGTTATGCTGATGTCGCCCGTCATTGCATCATCTGTGGTGCTTGTGCACCAGATTGATTGAACATTAAATCGCCGGGTGTGGCTGGACTTGCTGACGGTGAAGCACTTTTCTTGCCACCCGGCTTTTCACCACCAGCCGCGCCGGCAGCCGCTTGCATCATCGCCATTTGTTTCATCACTTGCATCCCAGCCAAGATTCCCTGCTTTCCTCTCACATCGGAAGCCGCAACAATCGCTTCATCGGGGATCATTAAACCAATGGAACGCATATTCAGAAGGTCGTAGAATTGTCTATTTCTCTCTGAGGGACTATATGGCACGTTGTCAATCATTACATCATATCTTCCAACTGTTACGTCGTTTAGGGAGTCGGTATTGATCTTGATAATCTTCGCACCCTCTTCGATGCTGACCATTCCCATTTGAATTGCTTGTTGCATTTCGGGTGGGATGAATTTCTGCGTGTAATCTCCCAAGATTCTGAATCTCTTGGGTTCTGTATAAAACTGCTGAATCATTGAAACGACTATCTGAGCCAAAAGCTGTCTTGACAGAAGATAGTTGTCGAAAAATACGCTGATAATAGTTTCGCTTGGACCCTTGAGTTCTTGAAGCCCTCTTCCGCTTTTAACCCCCTCGGGAACAATCCCTAATGACGCATCGCCAAGTCCGGTAATCTCTTTCATGTCTTGGACGGCGGTTTGTTCCATACCGATAATAGCTGGCAGGGCCGTTAAATCTGATGGAGCAGGAAGGATAGACCCCTGCAACTGTCCCGGTAGAGCGTTGGTTTCGATAATCGTCGGCTTGGAGTATTCCTTGCGGGCGTCCTCGATGTTATCGAAAAGATTCTTGGTCGTAAGAATCGTTCCCTTCGGAGATTTGTTGAGAATGTCAATAATAACAGACCGTCTTTTATTCTTCTCCATCTGAGCGTCAATTAGGTCTTGTACAACGCCCGTAATGCGCCCCATTGTCATATCGCCAAACCAGCCCACAATGTCATGCTTGCCGTGTTTATACTTACTCAATCCGTCTTCGAGGATGACATTCCCGCAAACAGTCGTTACGCGGATTCTCTTTATTCTTTGAGTGATTTTCTCGAAGGGAATCTGCTCTACGGGAACAGACGGGTCGAGTTCGATAAGCTCTCCCGTCATTGGATTCTTTACAAATGTTACCGTTACATACTCCCTCTTTTGATACCTAAGAACAGTGAACTTGCCTTCCTGTTTGTCGTAATAATCGTCAAGTGTGAGACTCCCACCTTCGGGCAGGTAGTCGTCCCCCGCCAATGGAGTGTCTTGGTCTTTTCCTTCGTAAAGTCCTTTTATTTTCTCTGCAAGTTCGGGTTTCCATTCGATCAAATCCTCCTTAGACATTGGAAGGACTTCGATAATCCCCTTCCTGTCGAGGAGATCGTATCTTTCGCCCTTACCAATAAGGTAAATCTTGAACGGGTTCACATAGGAAATCTCAATCTCTCCAAGCGGGTCAAGTTCATTATTCCACTCGGCCTTTACAAAACCCCTCCCGCAGATAATCATATCTTTAAGAGCTTGGGCGATGGAGAGTTTGTCGGCATGGTTCAAGTCGTAAACGTATTTTCTTAGGTCTCCTAAAATCTCGGCAATCATCGGGTCGGCCACATCGTCTCTGGGGATGACCCTTTCCTCTACTCGCATTTGGATTGAATTGCCGAAGATTCTGCGGACAAACTTCCTTATCTCGTTGAAAGACAGAGTGGGTCTGTCTCCCATCTTCTCCCGCCATCCAGTTTCCCACTGTCCCAATTTACCATCTACCCAGTTGTTGTAATACTCAAAGCACTTCTTCCAAACCTCGCGCTCGTCAGAATCGGCAACGCGGGCCTTGTGGTAGAGGCGGGTAATCTCTACTGCTCTTTGGGTTTCAGTTACTTCGTCTGTTTGGACTTCGTTCATGCGGCCATAAAGTGTTGAGCTTCGGTGGAGGACTCTCTCTCAATCCCGTAATCTCTCATGTAGTCTTTTTTCTTTGCCGCGAGTTCAGGCGTTTCGTAAACATAAATTGTCATGTATCTAAGAGCGTCCATACAGTGATCGAGCTTCTTTAGCGGCTTCTCTGGTGAGTCTTGTTTAGCCGTTGGTCTCAGGTCTTTCCATCTGTAAGTCTGAGCCTCTGTTCTGGTGTTTTCACACTTACGGAACATTCTGAGCTTTGATTTTCCGTTAACGACTTTGAGGTATTCTTGGACGTGGTTGATTCCAGCCCGTACATCGTTGTTGGCCGGAGCGAAGTAAATTCCAGCATCCGCAAATTCGTCAATAACGCTTCTTCCAGTAACGCCGTTTCTATTTTTGCAACTTGGGTCAATGAGGAACTGTTGGATTTTTTGTTTATTGTTCTTTGCCTTGATCGCTGTGGCAATTTCCGAGACAAGCATCCCTGAGGCATAAAGCTCGTCGTAGATGTAAAGATTGCCTTCAAAATCTACCGCACCCCAGAGAACGCAAGTTGGGTTTCTATATCCATGATCCAAGGCGACGAATCTGTACCAGCCTTTGGGTATTTCAAACTCCTCAACAACGTGCGGAGGTGCATCCTTAAAGTCTTTGTAGATAAGCCCTTCAAAGGATTCCCTTGAACCAAAGACGTATCGTTTAAGCCACTCTTGGGGAAATTGCTTTTCGAGATTCGCAATGTACCCATCTGGAAGATGCATGTTTTCATAACTCGTCATCTTTACCGCAAAATGGTCTGTAGTCGGTCTTGCCCAAAAGTCCTGCCATATCCAATCTCTACCCTCTGGATTGGTAGTGATAAAGCCTGTATGCCTGAATCCTTTACGCCTCAAACGTCCGATAAGACCAAGCCACATTTCCCGCGTAATTTCGGAACCCTCGTCTATCCAGAACCAACCGAGATTGAGAGATTTGATCTTATCAAAAGAATCTTCTAATGCACGAAAAAGAATTTGGCTGTTATTGTAGAGTGTTAAAACTCCCTCAACCTTGTTCCATTTCCGCACCAATGGGGAAGCTACAAACGGCATTTCCTTACCGTCAATCTCAACGGGAAAATCTAAGAGTTCTTTACTCGTAGTGTCCCTAAGTTCTGGATAGGTCGCTCGCCCGACGAGTCCCAGATTTGAAGCCTTTCCAGTGGACAGTAAAATTGATTCCGCCGCTCCAATAGTTGTCTTCCCAGAACCCATGCCACCATCCACTAAACGAAAACTTGCTGGTGAGGCGTGGAACTGTGCGCCCTTTTCAAGTGGGTCGTATATGAGCCTTGATGCACTCATAGCCACTCCGTTGAACCGCACTTGGGACATACCAAAGTCTCGTTATTCCAAGGCGTTCTCAAACACTTTGCACAAGATTTATCTTTAGGATTTACCACTTCGTTATACATTGTCATTGAGGGGACCAACTTCCCATCGTGCTTTCGAGCCTTCACGTAGTAATGCGCTCCGTGTCTGCCGTGAACACCCATCATTCCTGTTTGTGCCGGGGAAATATGGTCTGAATCTACGAGGCTCGTCTTAATATCCCTTCAAGTTTCCGTCTCTGTTCCAACAGTGTTAATCCTGTATCTGTGAGAACGTCTGTTACGGTTTTGACTAAAATTCCTTGTTTGTCAACGCTCTGATTCTGTTTTCTTTCGAGGTCTCCCACGTGAAAGGAGATTTTGTTTTGGAGTTCAGTTCTAAGGCTGGCAATTTCCATCAAAATCTTGGAGTTCAAATCTACCCGTGCTTCAACGATCTCGCCCTCAAGGTTAGACCGCGCATCAGACAGGTCAACCCCCGACTGAGAGACTTCGCTTTGGAGTAAGTCAATCTCATCATTGGAATTACGAGAGAACCGGTCGAATAGTCTTTGGAAGAATTTCTTTACCATTTTTTCGTCAATTTGCTGTGGGTATCCTGTTTATATCCCACATTGGGAGAAAATCTTGGGATAGGGCTAAATACGGCGGTAAGGGCAACGTCTTGTCCAGTCATGTTAAATGTCCCCGCTTCAATTCCCAACGAATACGCTCCATAATTCCAATACAGAAGGTCAACATCTTGTCCCGTTAGATTGTATTGTCCGGCAAGCACCTGCATTACTCTACGCGCTACAAGCGCAAGGTCGTTTCCCGTTAACGAGTAGACCCCCGCATCGGCCAGCATCCTTCTTGCGGCGGCCAGAATAACGCCCTGACCTGAAAGAACGTAAGAACCTAATCCGACAACTATGTTTCTCGTAGCTTTAAGGGCTACGTCTTGTCCGGCGATACTAAAAGAACCAACTACTACCGGGACTTTCCAACCCGCTCTTAAACCAACATCTTGTCCAGAGAAAGAATAAGAACCTGCTCCTATCGCGAGTTTTCTTATTGCTCTGAGTGTTACATCTTGACCTGAAAGAACAAATGAACCGTTTGAAACACCTACAACTCTACCAACCTTTAAGCCAACGCTTTGTCCTGTAAGTGAAAATGCTCCGGCATCAATGATAAGTGAGTAAGATTGTCCGCCTGCTTGGGCTGCATTAAAGGCAAGTTCTGGGAGAGTCCAATGTGTTTCCGTCCACGCGGAAGCCGCCGCATCGAATGCAGACCCCTCACCGGCTGGGAGGCCAAACCAACCCCACGATTTTTCGGTTGGTGCGGCAACAAACTGTTGCCCAACGGAAGTTGGCGTGGAATCATTAAGAAGCCAGTTGTTCTCAGCCACATTTATTCAAACTCCTCCCAGCATATATCCACCGACCACCTCCGGTTAGCCGTTGTGCTCGCATCGGCAGACCAAAAAGCAACCCCTTCGCCCGCGAGCAAAATAATCTGTTCATCCTCCGGCGGGTCCCATTCTTGAGTCCCCGCCGGGATCATGTTCGCTTGAATTGTTGCACTTGTAGCGGTTGGGTTTATACTGGGGAAATCGGATTTAATCATGGCCCCAAGAGTAACCGTAAGCCCTGTTACGGCAGTTCTAAAATTCCCCACAGCCGCCGCGTCAGTAGAAATTCGTTTAGCTGGGGTAATAAGCGTCCCTGATCCCACTCCGGTAAAAGTGAACAGAGACATTGCTTGTCGTGGAACGGTTACATCAACCGCGCTTGTTACCGTAAACTGTGTTTGAGTAAATGTCCTTCGGAGAGCTACCTTTACTGCCGAACCCACTGGATTATAAAACCAACCATATCCAGTCGCGGTTACGTTATGCGCTGCCGTTGGGAATGCAATAGTCCCCGATGTGGCATAATAAACACCAAGAACAGACCGCTTTGAGGTCGGAATGAAATAGTGCTCATGCACGGTATCTGCCCCGACCACACGGGTTTGGGTGCGGACTTTCTTGCCGGTGTTCCCGGTGTCTAATGGAAGAATTACTTTATCCGCTATCGGTGCTGCCATATTAAGTCGTTGTTAAGATTCCCGTTGCCGCGCTTGCATCCCAAGTAAAAGTCTCTGTATCGTTTAGTGTAATTGAGCTTCCGTAATCGTGCCAACAAATGAGCGGCCCTGCTGCCGGGGTAGAGTTGTAGAGAACCGCATATCTAAACGGGCCAATCTGACCGCCGGAAGCCGTAAAAACCACGTCAGCCAAAACCAGTTTATACACACCAGCCGTATGACCTGAGGAAGTAATCGCTGGTGCAGTTCCACCCGCCGCATAACCGAACTGAGCAGTAATCTCGACAAGATTAGCAAGGACCGTATTTGTGACTACTGGCGCGGTATTGGTCAGCATTACCTTCATAACGTCCGCGCTAAGGTTATGAACCTTGTGATGAACGTCCTGAACGAATACTTGAAATTTATTGAAGGTGGCCATTAGACCTCATAGTGATTGGGGGAATCTCTCGATGCCCCCAACCTTAAAACTACGCAGGAACCTCTTCCCACACGATTGAAGCCGCGAGGGTAATCAATACCGCGATATTACCGGCGAAGAAAATGCCTCCGCCCTGAGGAACAACCAACGTGCCGTCAAAGTCGTACTTACCTTCGAAGAATACGTTTGTTGCATCCGCAGCAGTTGTAACCAACTGGTTAATACCGAGTTGCATCAACAGACCCGGAGCCACGGTCGTAATAGCAGCCGACATGAAAATCCCCTTTGCCGGAGGGCCAAAGAGATTGCAATTAACCGGTGTCGTGGTTGTTGCGGCTGTTACACCTTTGCCACCGGTAGCGATAACCCCACCACCAGCCGTAATGTAACCAAGAGCAAAACTACCGGCCGCGCCCGTTGTTGAGACATAGCCGATATTTAGCCTGACGGGAACAAGGTTGACTCCCGATCCCGCCGGATTCAAAAGACCGCATTGCTGGGTTGTATTGGAATAAATCGGAACAACCGCGCCAGCCGCGGCCTGATTGCCTACAAACAGGTTTCCCCTGGAAGCCTGAGTGTAATACTTGCCGTGTAGCTCAGAGACGATAGCGTCCCCCTGCCTTCCGCCAAGCTGTTTTTGAACGCTACCATCAGCAAAAGATATTACCGATGGCGCGCCTACAACTACTTCTTGAGTCATGATGACTCTCCTTTAAAAAATGTTGGATAATTCGTTGCGAATTGATTCCGGGTCGTCTTTCACATTTAACCCCTGACTCAGGTAGTATGTATTGACCTTCAATTCGGTTAAGATTTGACTTAACGCCTCTAAAATACCAGCGTTTACAGTGTTCTTGAACTCTTCCTCTGTAAGTGGCTGGTCTCCGCGTTCCCATTTGCGAGAATCGCGGTTGAAATATAAGACTCCTTTGAGATAGGTCGCAGCGTGCTCGTTTACTAAAAGCTCCCGCTCAACCTTGTCAACGCTTTCTGGTATTCTTGCCATTGTGATTTCCTTAGATTGGTTTTAATGGTGAAAATTGACCGAAATGATGCTTTTGTAGCGGATGCTGTTTCGATCTCTTCCAACGTCTCTCTTGTGCTTTAGATGCCCGTCTGATGGGTTTGGGAGCTTGAATACTTGAAATCTCGTCCGGTATCTCCTTGTGAAATAACCTCTTAATCCTCTCAAGAAATCTCAATTTACCGTCTCCGGTGTTATATGTACCGTAACCGAATTGTCCGAAGGATCAGCCTCTAAAAACATTCCGTCCAGTCTTATAGCGGGAAGTATTGAAATCCTTACTTTACCACCACTATTAGAGGCTAAACTGAATAAAATCTCATACATTAACTTGAATTGCTGTTCAATCGTTACGTTCATCTGGCTAATACCGTGAAAAAAACCACCAAAAAGAGTACCCCCATACAAAATCCAAATACCATCGGATGCTTAAACTCTAGGGTAGGTCTAACCGTCCTCCAATACCAATACTCAGTCAACATTTTTACTCCCGCTATCCATTCCTAAATTTGGGAAAAGATGTTAAACTGCCGGATATCACCCTACCCTCCGGGGCAAAGTAGTTACTCATCCAACCCCTCCGGCCTGTTTGGCAACACCCCCTCCATGCCCTGTTGTGTGCAGTTGTATCGCATGGGTGAAGCAACCGCATTTGGGGTGCTTAAACATTGGGTTTCTCGTGAGCGCCCTCTTGTGGTTTCGGGGTGTTCTCTTCCAATTCATTGGTGTTCTTGCTATGCTCCTTCCTCCGCGGGCGCCGGGAGCGCTTGCACCTCTTTTGCCTTGTCAAGCCCATGTTCGTTCATCGGCCTGGTTACATTCGCTACTAAATTGATCGTTCCTATGGTCCCAGAATGCTCCACCTGATCGCCGTAAATGCTGCGCCTGTATGCCTTTAAGACCGGAAAGGCGTAACCCACCATGCCGGGCTTCATACAAGTTGTGACTACGTGAGATTCCAGCTTGTCAAGTACTTTATCTTGTATATTAAGCCAAAGAGTGTGAAAGGCTTCATCCTGTGATCGCCATAAGAAGGCGGCTTGACGTGTCACTCCTACCGTTTTGCAGGCTTTGCTTATGTCGGGCCAACATTTAGAGAGGGATTGAAGGAAGGCCTCTTTACGATCCTCCATTCTTTCACTACGGAAGGTTTTTTCTTTTTCGAGGTTCTTTATACTGTTCGGATGTGGTGTTCTTACGAGTTCAAAAGCTTGATCTACAATGCTTTGTGGCGCGTTCATTCGTTGTGGGTCCCTGGAAGATTAGATGGGCTTTGCGGCGTTCTTTCGGCTCTTACGTAAGTTGTTTTAGGGTTAAGTCCTATTCGTACGCCGCGCGGCTCAATGTATAAGACTTACAGCAACCGCGTAATGTTGCGCGGTATCAATTCAATGCAAGAACAATATAGACAATCATTAGTCGTTTGTCAAGTCTTTTTTACCGATTCACGAAAATAATTACCGATTATTCTATAAGTCCTTGTCTTTGTTTGTCTTATGGTCAAAGATTTATTTTCAGCGCGGTTATATTTACTATTGTAATTCCTTCAAACCCTTGTTTTACTCTGTTTTCCATGTTTTCACTCATGGCACAGTATCTGTATAAGGATGCGTATGCAACACACAAACCAATTATAGGGAGGAAACACTAAATGATAAACTCGTTCAACAAAAAAACACCACAAGCCGTAAAGGACGCACTTCTTGACGCACAAGCCCGAAACGTGCGTGTTCAGCTTTGGCTTGGAGATACAAAAACAGGCAAGTTGTGGCTTGAAGAACACGACATTTTCGGACGCATTAGCAACTCCACAGGCCCGCAAAAGGTTGCTATCCTGATAAACAACTCTCGAAGCACGGGCGGAGGAGCGATACTCGATCATTGCATTTTGAAAATACAGGAAACGGTATCAAAACGCGTACTATACGCGAATCCAAAGCGCAAACTACCAAATATGGAAATACGCGCTTCTGATTTGCCCGAATATCGAAAAGCCGTTTATGTCAATGGAGAACTTCAAGCACGATTCAAAACAGAGAAAAGTGCGCGACGATATGTAAATATATTTTCCACACTCTAACCCTTAACCCCGTTTCTGTCAATGGAAACGATAACCAATATACTTATTCGCCCGGTGCAATTCAAGCGCCTCTCTTACCTCCTGAGGCTCATTGACAGCTTGAATCTGTACCGGGCTTTTTTATTAAGGTGAAACGATGGAAAAGCAAGCGATTAAAACACAAGGACAGGTAAGGGCTGCGTTTTGGGCGGCGTTCCCGGACTTCAAACGGATTATCGGCAAGAGGCAAAATGAATATTGCGCTAACATCCGCATGAGTTTTGTTGACTTTGTTGATGACTTACAACGCAACGGCTTTATATCAAAAGAACTTGCACAACGTATTACACTCTAAACCAATAAAGGAGGGCTTCACAATGTCAATCAAAATGCGTCAAGAAGTCGAAAAGAAAATTGCTTCAGCATTGATTGAGGACGGACTGAAAGCCGGTTATTTGATCGGCGTTGACAATGGCGGGGATGAAATGGAATTGAAGCCCTGCAACGACAAGGAAACAATTTTAAAAGCCATGTTTTTAACGGACGAGGAACACTTGATTTTCGATAAAGACGGCAAGCAGACCGGCTGGGTGTTCTTTGTTTATGGAAATGATGGCTGGGACGTTATCTCTGACTACTCGGTCAACCTTGAACACGTAATGACCGGCGCAAACAAAGTTTCAAAGCATTATCAGTAATTCACTTTCACTTATTTGAAGGAGTGCAAAGCAATGAAACAGACAAGAAAATACTTCGAGATTCTCGGACAACTCAACGGTCAAACGCCGGATGACTACGAGAAGCGTAGTCAAGTTTGGATGCAAGGCTATATGACTATTCGCAGCCTTGCAAAGAAACATCACCGTTTGGCCGAAATGGATTGCAACGGCTATGGACGTGTACGCGGTCAAATGTATTATACCGGATCAATAGACGACTACGCACGCCGCGAATATGGAGCAAATGTCAAGTCCGGCTATGTTGACAATTCGGACAACTCGGACGGGACTACCGTGTTCACCGTTGAAGCAGACAAGGTTGAGGACAAGATTAAAGCCATTGCAAAGAGTATCAAGCTTGTGGTCACATTCCAGGGCGATCCAAGAGGCGCAACGGTCAAGCTTGAGACGCGCAAGGGTCGATATGTGCCTATCATTGAATGAAGCCATGAAAAAATCAATGAAAGAAAATGGGCTTATCTGCACCTGTAACGCTTGTGACCGCATAATACGGGAAGGCGAAACATTCAATAACGCAAGCACGAGCCTTCCCGTTGTGCGGGATATTAACGAATGGAAAAGAATAAGAGTGAATCTAAGGGTGAACCCATGAAACACACGAAAGAGTATTTAACCGAACAAATGCCTTTCAAAATTCAACCAACCTCAATGCGTGGTGAAGTTATTTTGACCCGCCCAGAATTTCATGGGGAGCGTGCCATCAACTTCCAAATGCCGGGAAAACTCGCTTCGGTTATCACTTCAAGGGTGAACGGTTTTATAGGCCTTAACCCCTCAGCCATTCAAGAGCTTGTGGAAGCGGTCCAAGAAGCAATAAAGTATTTTGAGGTCCGCAATCTTGGCGGGACCGCAACCAAAACAGTCGCCCGCCTTCAACAAGCATTGGAAAGGGTGAGCCAATGAACAAAGCACAAAAAGAACGTATACAAAAAACCGTTGCGGCCCTGAACTCTATTTTTGCGGCGGAATTTACCCCCAAAAAGAGAACGCGAAGGCCCCAACCAGCTGATCCCGGCATGGTCGCTTTCAAAGAGCGGGTCCGCATAGCCAAAGCCTACGCCAAAGAGCATAACATACAAACAGCAGAGGCATACAAGATTCTCAATCCTGTTGAGGTGAAGCCATGATGCGAGCCGTTGTAGAGACCTTACTCACGGAAGAAATGTTGGGGCGTGTATGACTGAATCAATCAAACAAGCCTTCGACGCTCAAATGATGCGCGCTCGGTATGCCTTCAATCAAGAAATGTGGGAACTGTGCAGGGTGCTACTGGCGGGTGCTGAACGTATGGCAGAGAACATGGAGAAACTCATACAAGAACAAATTGGGGGCAAACATGAAACCGAATAATTGGGCTGACTTCTACTCTGTTCAAGATCAACGAACCGGTGAAGTCTTAGAAGTCTATACGCTACACGGTCAGGTCTATAAAATCAAGTCTCTGCTCTTTGAGACGTTTCGGTATCTCACAACTAAGGACGCCCAAGCTAAGTACTGGGTGTTCTTGAATTAACCGTGAGACCTTTCCATTCTCGCGTGTTCGCCGGGTAGGGCTCGTTCGGCGTAGTCTCTGTGGTACATCCAGTAACACCTGTCTCGTAATTTCTTCAGGTAGCGAAGGAATTGCTTTGTTTTGCTCCCGTAGGGCTTGCGGGGTACGCGATCCTTCTGGCCCTTAACCCTTCCGCCGGCGTGTTCCTTCCTTAGTGTAACCCTCGATCGTAACCTTGCCCGAATAGTCTTGGGGTCAACCTTGAACAGCCTCGCAAGCTGATTAATGGAATGAGAAGGGTAAAGCCCCAACATTCTATCAACATCAAGGGGCTTGTATGCGTTATACTTGCGTCCGTCCAACCTTAGCATCTCCCGCTTGTCAAAAGTCTCTCACGTCTTACGTGCTTCCGGTAGATTCGATAAGCCCAGAGTAAGAATAAGGCAGAGAAAGTAAGTGTCTTTTTCATCTCCATAACCCATTCAGGTAGGTGATTTGTGCCTCAAGCTCTGTAATCGTCCATTTCTTCTGTTTATTCGCACACGCAAGAAGCTCCTCCACCACTTGCCCGCCTTCCCGCGCTTCGACGTGGCGTTGTATTACTATCTCAATCGGATTGTGCCATGCCTTACCCGCGTTGTCAGCCGCGCATACCGTTGTTCCGTTACGGGGATCGAAATATACTGACTTTTTCTTAGCTGTTATGTAATGGTCAACCTGTAACACTACGTCCTTTCGTTTGTGTATGGCGCATTGATTCCCATCCCTACGCCTGCAAGCCTGCTTCCAAGCCTCGTTACATTCCCTCCACGTCTTACGGAAGAGGCTCTTAGCTGGACTTATCTTCCTGAGGTATTTACGCTTCTTTGCCAAGATGTGTTCTAATACGATGGCAATTAGAGCAGATAAGATCGCATTTAGCGATCTCCTCAAGGATTATATCCTCAGGATAGCCGGGCATCGCCGCCAGGTTCTTAAACTTCTCTCCACGAACATGATCAAAGTCCATCACGCAGGGCGGATAAGTATTTTTACAATCGACACACGGGCCAGACTTAAGCTGGTCCATCCAAGCGCGTCGAGCGGCCCGAACACTGGCCCTAAAGACTTTAACTTTGTCTTTATTGGCTTTGCCCCAGCGCGTAGAATAGTCGATGTAAGCCTGTCGGTTCTTCTCGTAATCCTTCTTGTTGGGCATTTACTTAACCGCCTTTCGGGTCTTGGCTGGGCTTATTTTGCGTATGGGCTTACGTTTCATTTAGTTGTCTGAGAATCTTCCCTGAATACTCCCCATCTCTCTCCAATCGTCATACGAGTAAAAGGGGTTTAGCCTTGCCCGTGCTTTCCTTAAAAGACTGCCCGAAGTAGGGGTAGAATAAAAAATTGGTTTCAACTTATTCAACTCCCGCACGTTCCTTCCCGCGTGGCGATGACAGGGCGAGTTCGGTTTACAGTTCTTGCAGGGTTCGTCAAGGTAGATCATTTGCCCTCCGTGAATAAGTCTAGTTGAGCAATTACTGCCCTGTTGTTCCACTCTGATACGCGAAGATCGCCATTGCAAAGGGTTAAAAGAGAATCTCTCTTGTTTATTTCCCCCCGCAAACTATCCACTGCTTCTGTATAGACATTCAGTTCCTTGAGAGAGTAGTTCACATATCTTGGGGTCAGTTGCGCGTGAATGAGAAACGTAAAACCAATGAGTGCTACGAGTAAGGGCGGGACGTGGCGGCGTTTCATTTTTCGCCCCATCTACCAAGTTTCTGCAAGATTTTTTCTGTTGAAATGTAGAGCGTTTCCCCCTCACCCTTACCAACCTCTAACGCCGAAATGAGGATGCCGAGACTGTCTGGAAGATTTTCTGCAATCGCCCCCTCAACGGCTTTATCAAAGCTATTAGCCTTAACAATCACATCCATACCCCCAGATTGAACCCTGTATTTTTTCATGAGAAAATCCAGTAAAGAAAACCCCAAAACGCAACCGGAATAACCACCCAAATCGCCAGCATTATCCCCGCGTGTTTGCATTGTTCCCAAGTCATGCGTTCACCTTTCTTTGAGTCGTTCAGCTAAAGACTTTAACCAGTTAAACTCCCCCGACGTTACCTTGCTCAGGTCCTCTCCCCTTCGTTCACAGATCGACATGAAGTGATTCCATTCGTTGTAACCATCACGGTCGCTTAACTGTATTTTCTTGGCGTGTTTATTGATGGTCGCCAAATGGCGAAGCGTCAATTCCACCTGCCAGTTTTTTTCTTCCACGTTAGAACGGCAAATCCGATTCTTTTTTCGGTGAACGAACCCTCAACCCGCCTACCGTCTTTCCGCCAAACTCCACGTCGGGGTCAAAATACACAACGCATTGCTTCCCCGCCCAATCGTCCGTGTTATCCGAACTGCACATCCTTTCAAGCCGATTGATGTTGGTTTTATTCAGAACGAGCGGCTTGGCAAATTCTTTGAAGTGAACCGCCCACTTTGCTTCCGGCTCTTCCTCTGTCCCGACGTTTTCCCTTGTAACATTCCCAATGGTAACGAGCTTTCCATCTCCAACGTCTGCACCTTTGAGGAATTTGCTGGGTATCATTTCATTTGTTCGTGGCATTTGCTTCTCCTTTTGTTTTGGTTTGTGGCGATGATGCTCACTTGGGTTCTCCTTTTTTGAATTTGTGAAGGACTATGGACTTCTTGCCTAATAGCTCATAAACGCCTTGAGATTGAAATGTTGGTTTCGGATTTTTCTGATGAAGTGTTGCTTTATACCTCCCAATCTGCACCCCTTCTTCTGGAAAAGAAGCAACCACTTCATCCTTCCATTGCTCATAGGTTTTCCAATCCAATTCTCCCTTAAATTCAAAGCCCATAATCAGCTTTTTATAGGTTTCCTTGAAATCTCTCAGCGCGACGAGATAAGTAAGGTATTTTTTCTGGTCGTCAGTCATACAACCTCTGTGCAATAATCGCACCACAGAGCCTTCTTGTAGCCCCGTTCGATTGAACGGCAAGCAGAACACACGGTCCAGCTTTCATCCTCTTTGCCTATTTCGTGAGCGTCGGGGTCGCCACATTCAGCGCAGACATCAATCTCCTCAAGCCTCGTTTTGCACTTGGGGCAATGGGGGTTTTCGGGTTCCATTTCACCGAAAGGTTCGCCGTCGCCTGCAAGGTGTTTCTCTGCCATTGTAACTTCTTCTCTTGAAGTGTGGTTCATGGGACTTCGATCTCCTTTACGACCCTTGCGGGATTGAGTACGTTCCTCAGTTTTGTCTCGCACTCCTCCACCGTGTTCCCACAGGTGTCGCCAACGAAATAATCCTTATCGTCGTATGCGTAAAATCTGCGGATACCGTCGCCGGACAATCTTTCCTTGATTGTGTATTTCATTTACGGTTGCTCCTTCTGTCTTGATAGGAAAGCGATAACCGCCACCTCAATCAAGTGTGAAGTGTTTCGGTAAAGTGGATTATTGGCAATTACCTCTTTCACTTCTTTGATTGTGGCGGGGCTGAGTCTTATCCCGACCTGTTCTTTGATTTGGGGTTGCTTTTTCATTTTATCAGTCCGATTTCTTTTAAGTCTTTTTCTCCGACGACCTTGCATTTACTTACTCGAAATTTCCCATCGGTTGCTGTTGGAATTGCGGCAATATCTTTCGCTGTGAACTCGACAACGAGAATCTTGTAACCCTCCCTCCATTCTCGCATACACCAGTCAAGTGTGGCAAGATTTATTCCTGCGGCACATTGCTTGTTTTCGTCCGTATTGGCCTTTACTGAATAGGATTTCCCCTTGAGATAGATTATCCCACCATTAAACGGGCCGACGTTTTCCGAGTTGACTAACTTGTATGCCCTAATTTTGGCGGGTTGGTCAAAAAGCATTCTGATGGGTGTAACGAGATATTTGTTGATGTTTTTCGCATAACTCAAATCCGCATAACGCAAATCCGCAGAACGCAAATTCGCATAACTCAAATCCGCATAACGCAAATCCGCAGAACGCAAATCCGCAGAACTCAAATTCGCATAACTCAAATTCGCATAACTCAAATCCGCATAACGCAAATCCGCAGAACTCAAATTCGCATAACTCAAATTCGCAGAACTCAAATTCGCCCCCGCCCTAATTCCGGCCTCCACACATAATTTAATTGATTCGGTTTTGAGTGAAAACAAAACCGAGCCTGAAAAGCGATGCTTAATCTCTATCTTCACTTTATTCTCCTTTGTGCGGGAGTAACGATACCACTCCTTTTTTTCATTGTCAAGTTAATTCTTGCGAAAGTTGACGGTTTATAAAGATAACAAGCGCGGAACAATATCTGTGCCGTTGAGGGGTGCGCGCCAACGTGCCCAATTAAATGCAGATTATCCCTTGTTATATTCAAAATGCATCCCATCCCACCCCTCGATGATTTCGGTGTTTGGATCGTCCCCGAATCTCCCGCCCCATCGCCCGCCGATAGACTCCCAATACAAACCGAGATATTTGTAGTCCTCAGTCTTGTCGAGATATTTTCCTTCCTTCCAAGCCGATACGTCCACAGCAAGCCCTTGTAGATGTTTCGAGTCCAAGGTCTTGCTTTTACCCTGACTGACGTAGAGCTTTTGCTGTTCGAGTGTTCGGGTGCATTCACCGATTGCGAGTTTGTACCCGCTTGAATAAGCCCAATTTATCAACAGGTGAACCATCCAAGTAAAGTCTTGTCGCCGTTCATTTACCGTCATAACGAGTCCTTTCGATCCTGCTCTTGCCTTTGGCTTTCTTGAAGTTGAAGGATGTAGGCTTTACTGGTTTCTTCTTCTTGTTTTTCAAAAGCTATTCTCCTTAGAATTTCGCAATTTCCGTGAGCGCACTCAGAATCGTCGCAAGGTTTGGGTATTTCCTTAATGAGTGGGATTTCCACGTCCCTCATTCTTTCTAAATCGTTTGAAAATTCATTGTATGGTATGCGGGTCATACCGAGGCATAGGTTCTACGAGAAATCACGTTCTTGATTGAAGCCAAACAAACGCCATATTCAGTCATCAATTCCTTGCAAGTATGCGTTCTCGCCTTTTCCCTAATTTCTTTCACCTGTTCAGCCGTAAGAACAGCCATCCCGTTCTTTTCTCCGCGCAATACCTTGTCCGGATATAGCCTTGTCCAGTGTTTGTCCCCACCAACATTAATCAATCTTCCCTTTCTCCGCATGTCTTCATTATTGTCCGCCTGTGTGCCAAGAAATAAATGTCTTGGATTTACGCAAGGGGGATTGTCGCACCTATGTAAAACACACATCCCTTCCGGTATCACCCCGCGATGAATAAGCCAACTATAACGATGAGTTCTCCACATCGTTTTCTTCCCCGTCCAACGCGCCCTAAGCATGCCATATCCGTGTGGCAATTTAGACCCCATCCAAATCCAACACGAATTTGTTTTCTTCACCCTTGAGAAGAATTTCGCCTTAATCGTTGTCGCATCCAATGTGTAAAAACCTAAAAAGCAACCATCGAAACGGCTTAACCTAAACTGAGGCATGGATATCCATCTCCATCCGGTCATCGCCATCTTTTTGTATTCGTCTTGGGGTTATTTCAATTTTGATTACTCCAAGTTCTGTCGGGCGGGCGGCTATATCCACAATATAGCTTGCATGGTTTTCAACGTACCCCTTCAAAAATGACCCCGTCCTACCAAGCATGATTTTCCTCTTTGAAAGCCTTAACCCACCATTGCCTTCACTCAGGGTTAGTTTCTCAATCGGCCTTACCCCTTTTTGGTGGTCATGTCCTGAAAGAAAAATATCGGCTTCGGCAATGTTCATCATTTTCTCTACCGAGTTAATCGTGGCCCCAGCAAGTTGCCCACTTCCCCTCCCATGATGGGCAAAAATGTCTATCGAATAGCTCCCCCTGTGTTTCGTATCAGAAGAAATAGAAAGCCTGATAAACGCCGCAACCCCTAAAAACTTTGTATTGAGGTGGTCGGCTAAGAGTTGGTCGGTATTGATCCCGCTTTGAAGTTCAGCGTAATGATTCCCGCCTAAAAGCCCTATCAGTTTCCCCCTCATAAATTCAAGTTCCTTAGCGAGCTTTAAGGTGTTCTTTTTGTAGAGGTTGTCAAGGGTTTCAAGTGTTGATTCGTGGAATTTCTTGTCTGATAGCAGGGTTCGCTCAGAGGTTGAAGCGAGGTCGTCATAATCTCCCATACCTAAAAAGTAGGCGTTCTTTTTTGTCTTAGCCCATTTCAGGTAGGCAAGCCATCTTTCCACATCGCACAACGGGGCGAAACGGTGAATATCCCCAAAAGGCAATAGATAGAATGTTTCTCCATATTTGGCCTTGATTTCGTAACGGTGGATTGAGAATAGCCCTGTAGTTTTCATTCTTGTCCTATGGTTTGTGAGGGAAGCGTTCTTGGGGGTGCATCGTGTTGCTCCATGCAATGAACAGCTATGCCACCAATCTTCCGCATAACATCAAGGGCTACCTTATCCCCCGGATTCATCGTCCAAGCTTTGTCTAATTCTGCAACATAATATCTGAGCATGGTGCAATAATCGCCAACGGAGTGCACTGTTTCCAGCTTCTCCATCCTGTCTGCACCAAGAGAATCCCGATATTTTCTCTCCCCATCTATGAGTTGATAAACCTTATATCGTTCCATCTACTTTTCTCCTTTTTTGTTAGGAAATCTTTTCCACGTGAGATGCTTCTTGCATCTATAAACCCCTACGTTCTTATCGTCTGCCGTTTGTCCGGTGTATTCCATTTCCCCTTGAGTGCAAGGACAGAGACTCTTGGCTATCTTACGCTTTGTTTTCGTTTTGATACCCATGCTCTTGCCTTCGCTCTTTTGTTGCGGAGTTTCGTTAGGGTAAAATTCGTAATCACCGGTCAATGGTTGATTGTTGGCTTTCGCTGTTTTCACAACCATTCCCAAGCGTTTTTAGTTTGAATCCGCCAAATCGTCGCTTGGTGAACCCCAAATATTTTGGCGGTTTGACTTTGGGTAAGAATATCACGCAGTCTGCGAATTATGCGAACCTGAACCCTATTAAGTTTTGCCCCTGATTGTTTCTCGCCACGACCATCCGTTCCGTCTCTTATTCTATCAAGTTGGTTTTGCGATGAAGTTGCATAGTAAAGATTTTTTACGGAATTGTCGGAGACACCGTTCTTGCCATGACAAGCCAGCATGCCCTTTGGACGCGGACCTTTAAATGTGGCAAGGACGAGGTGGTGAACGGAATAACGACATACCCTCCCGCCTATGGTAAGCCCAACCCGTCTATATCCTCCCTTGGTTATTTCGGGGTTGAATATTCTCATTCTGTTTGTTTTTTTCCCGTATTGAACGGCGGCTCCGCGTGCTTTTTGAGAGTAAATGTTGCCGTCCCGGTCAACGAAATAATCTAAGATTCCCGGAATCCCCCTAATCATGGTTTTTCTCCTCGGTGCGGCGTTTATTGCTTTTGCGGTTCGTGGCGTTGGCGTTGTGGGTGGCTTATTCAATGCGCTTTATCTTCAAATGGAAAACAAGCCTTCATCCCTGTTCTCCTGTGGGGGGGGTGAGAGAGGCGATGAGTTTTCTTAATTGGTTCACTGCGTTTTGTGTGTTGTATTGCTCCTCTTCGAGTCGGGAAGCCTCCGATTTGGCAAGCCCTATGTTTTTTGTCAACTCTAAAATGGTTTCTCGACATTCTTCAAGCTTGATTTCGTGCTCCCCTTCAAGTCGGGATATGGTGGATCGAAGTTCTTTGATTGTCTGTTTGTTAGCCTTTCTATTGCCCCGATATTCCTTGTTGATTTTTACTGCATCGTCAAAGTTCTCCTGAAGGTTCTTGTTTTGGGTTTCCTTCTGCTGGAGAAGGGTTTCAAGTCGGGATACTTTTTGCCAAGTTGCTTCTGCTTTCTCTTTGGGGGTCACGGAGTTCTCCTTATGTGTGTTCTTCATCCCTGTTCTCCTGTGGGGGGGGAAAA